ATCAGCAAAGAAGACAAAGACACCCGAAGAGGATCTCCCGTTTGAGGTCTAATCATGAACGATAGCAGAGCATTATTGGAAGCGCTCAATGCGCTTTCACCATCAAAACTTAACTACCAGGAGTGGTTAAATGTCGGCATGGCCCTCAAAGCCGAGGGCCTGCCGTGCTCTGTTTGGGATGACTGGTCAAGGAGTGATTCTGCACGTTACAAGTCGAAAGGCTCGGGGAGCTGCGCAGAGAAATGGGAAACCTTCAACAGTTCCGGTGTAAACGGTGGCACCATTATCCACTATGCCGAGACCTATGCAGGTTTCAGATACGTCAAGGAGCTTGACTGGGATGACGGACTCGAAGCTACTTACGAGGAAGTTATTGCCATCCAGGACAAGCCTGACGAGAAGCCATACCAGATGGCGATCAGGTTTCTCGAAACGCTCTTTCAGCCTGACGAGACGGTTTCGTTTGTCAATACAGCTCAGTGGGATGAGGAAAAGAAAAAATGGAAGCCTATTGGAGCAGGCCCTGTCCGGAAGTGCTCTGATATTATCAAGGACCTCAAAAAACACAGACGGCTTGAGGATGCCTTTGGAACTATCAACGAGGAAGCCGGAGCGTGGATCCGTCTTAACCCGACAACAGGCCCCAACAACAAGGACGTCACTCGTTACGCTTATGTCCTTGCTGAATCGGATAATCTTACCATAGAGGAACAGAAGAAGCTCCTGATCGGCTTCAAGCTCCCGATCGCAACACTGGTTGAGTCGGGCGGAAAGTCTGTTCATGCAGCGGTTAAAGTCGATGCAAAAGATGCAACCGAGTATCGTCAGCGCGCTCTCTTCCTGTTTGACTGGCTTGCAAAGCACAAGTTTATTGTTGACGAGAACAACAAGAACGAGGCCAGACTGTCACGTCTTCCCGGTGCCATGCGTAATGGAAACCTGCAAAGGCTTATTGCAACGAACATCGGATGCTCTTCCTGGCTTGAGTGGAAAGACTACATCGAAGGTGTTGAGGACGACCTTCCGCCTCTGGTATCTCTCGCCGATCAGCTCGAAAACCCTCCGACACTCTCGCCGGAACTCATAACGGGAATACTCCGTGAAGGGTGCAAGATGATCATAACGGGAGACAGTAAGGCAGGAAAGACCTGTCTGTCCCAGAATCTCGCAGTATGTATTGCCGAAGGCAGACCGTGGCTCGGAAAGTTCCCGTGTCAGCAGGGCAAGGTCCTCTATATCAACTTGGAAGTTGAGGCCGCCTCACTGTTCTACCGTTTCAAGGCGATGTATCACGCGATGGGCATCAAGATAAGCGACAAGGGCGGAGCGAACATCGTGCCGTGGAACCTCCGAGGCTACGCAGCTCCTATCGACAAACTCGCGCCGAAGATAATCAGACGTTGCCGTAACACGGGACCGTACAAGGCCATCATCATAGATCCGCTTTACAAGGTCCAGCAGGGCGACGAGAACTCCGCTCAGGCGATTTCTGACTTCTGCAACGCCCTGGACAAGATCGCGCACGATACAGGAGCCGCCGTCATATACGATCATCATCACCCGAAAGGAACTTCCGGAGACAGAAAGGTCATCGACCGCGGCGCTGGCTCGGGAGTCTTCTCTCGTGACGCGGATGCTCTGGTCGACATATCGAACCTTGATCCGGGTAACGATGCGGCTGACGTGGTCAAGGAACTCGTCAAAAACGGTGAGAGACCGATGGCCATGTCTTTTGTTCTCCGTGACTTCAAGGACATTGATGAACAGAAGATATGGTTCAATTTCCCGCTGCATTTCATCGACGAAAAGAACCTTCTTGAGAACTGTCATGTTGAGGGCAGCGCCGAGGCCAACTTCGCAAAGAACCCGAACAGGAAGTCCGATGACGAAAAGCGCAGGATCATTGACAACGCATTTGAGATGGCAGGCCCTATCACTATGGAAGATGGGAGCCGTATGGCAAAAACGTCAGATATGGCTGCTTATGCCGAAACAACCGAGAAAACTATCAAAAAATATGCTTCTGAAATGCCTGGTTACACAGTCGAACGAGGTTATATCAGAAAAGTGAACAACGAGGAATAACCCTATGTTCCGAAAGTATAAGGAAATCTTGATAGTTTCGGTACATCGACTATATATAGTGTTCCGTTCCGAAACACATTCCGTTCCCTTTGGGAAATGCCGCCTAAAAGGCGGCGGCATTCCCCGAGTCAGGAACGTTAGGGCGATATTCTGAAAGAGGTGCACATGATAACGGTTCAAAAGTACACAGAAACATACAACCTTTGGAAGGCTCAACTCCAAGACGGTGCAGACAAGATCGTCAGATCATCGGAGGCTCGGAAATATCTCATCAAGAACTCGGACTCAGCTCCGCTCGAAGAACTCCTAATCGTAGCAGTGAAATGTATCACAGACCTGACCGGAGATACCGTTTTCCAAAAAGAAGTTATTAGAAACATAGAAAGGAGACGAAAATGAAAGACTACAATTTGAGACAGTGCCCGTTCTGCGGAGGCAAGGCAGTATTCAAAGTCATTACCACTATTGCGAGCACAAGTAAAAGCGGAATGACCTTTTGTGTTCAGTGCACAAAGTGCGGTGCTCGTGCTCCATCAGGACACGTTTCAGAGATCTCTTTCCAGCTCTATGACGATGGTGAACTGAAAATCACAAAAGACGAAAGAACTTATGAAGCAAGGTGGTGGAACGGAACGATTCACGATGTCGGAGGCGGATCATGAAACAGATCTACTGGATAAAGGTCAACGGAGAACGCTACTGCTCTTTTGACAACATCAAGGATGCAGAGTTCATGCTCCAGTACCTCAAGGCTCGTGGCACGTCAGAAGAACTCTCGCTCGAGGCCGTGCCCGGAAAGGAAAACAAATGAAGAACCAGTTCTTTTTAACATTCGACACCATGCCGAAAGCGACCGCACAGCAGAAAGGGGTCAGAGTGGTCAACGGCAAACCCTACTTCTACAAAAAGAACTCCGTGGAGTCAGCTCTGAATCTGTTCATGATCGGACTCGAGCCCCATAGACCGCCGAAGCCTGCCGAGGGTCCCGTTAAGGTCTCGCTCCTGTTTGAGTTCGACTGCAAGGATAAGCGGAAGTGGGGAACGTATAAACCGACAAGGCCCGACTGCGACAACATGGCCAAAGAGTTCATTGACGCGATGTCAAAGTCAGGTTTCTGGAATGATGATGCGCAGATAGCCATGCTCGGTATCACAAAGAAGTACGCAGAAAAAGCCCAGGTCAAGGTCTGGTGGGAAGAGGTGCAGAATGAGTAACATGTCAGACAAGGAATGGGAAGCTCATCTCTGGCTCTCTCGCATGTGGGACGCTGACAACGAGATCGAGTCCTACGAGAAGCGCAAGGATGACATCCTCTCTCAGCTCTCAGGGATAGGCAAGTATGATTCAGAGTTCGTGCCCGCACAGACAGGCGAGAACTCCGTGGAGACCAAGAACATCGAATACTCGCTCCTGAACGAGAAAATTGAGAAGCTCATCAATGAGATCTCCGTGGAGAACGTCAGGACTCTTCAGGTCCTCTTCAAGCTCAACGATGCTAAGATGCGCAACATGCTCTACGACCGATACATCAACCGCATGTCCTGGGCACAGATAGGCGAGAAGTATCACTACGCACAGAGACAGCCGTACAGATACAGAAAGGAATGTCTCAGCGCTGTCCGTCCGCTCATCCCGGACGAGTGGATCCAGGAGGTGTGTTATGGCAAATGATGCGTTCGTTGCGTTCTGGGCAGGAGTATGCTGCGGTCTTGTTTTCGGGATCATGTTCTCGGCAGTGTTTGCAGCGATGGCGATGCGCGAGGGACAAACAAAAAGGAATGACGTAATTGAAGAAGAGTTTGAGAAATACTACGACAAAAACATTAGGAGGTCAGATCATGACGAAGTATAACTATTTTGATCAGAACGGAAACTACATCAACGTGGAGAACCTGTCTCTCGCTGGCATCTATATGAGAGGCGCGTCGAGAGCTGCGATCGGCTCCACCACTCTCAAGATCGTCAGAGAGTACAAGGAAGAGATCGAAGAGCCTGGCATGAGCGATTACAAGAAGGAACAGGCGAAGCTCCATGCCTTCGAGGAAATCCTCAAGCTGTATGGCGAGTGCCCCGAGTCGGAATCTGAGGACGCGAGGGAAGCCATGCGTGATGCGGTGAACGCATCCAAGTACCTCGGCGATGACGAGGACACTATCGCAGGGAGGTGGCACTCATGAACAACGATTTAATCAGCCGTGAGGCTTTGAAAAAAGTAATAGCAGAATGGAAGTATCACGGCTTTTACGACAAACTTATTGAGGTTATCGACAATGCCCCGACAGTTGACACCGAAAAATTGTTGGTTGCTAATGTAACTTTTGATGAAAACAAACTCAAAGAGATAATTCAGACCGAGGTTATAGACAAAATCAAAAGCGGTGA